AGTATGTTCTATCAGGTTGCCGAAGATATAAATGCCGAGTACGATGCAGGTATAGCTGCAATTCCCGGTGAACGTCCTTCAATACCAAGTGGTAGAAGTGAAGATAGACCAAACCTTAGTGAGTTTGGACTTGAAATACAAGATCCTCCTGCAATGGATGAGACCTTCTTTAGAGATTTAGAGACTGTTAACAACCGAAAGAATGAACAACTTAAAGAAGCTAAGTTACGTATATTTGAAACAACAGGTGTAAACGTAGGTCTATCTCCTGAAGAGGTCGGTGGTGTACCTATTGACCCGAATCACATTATGGATAAAACTTCATTCGGTTCTACGCAACTATGGAGGCAACTGACACGCGATAAACTTATCAAAGATGAATGGTTCATGACATTGTTTGCGGATGATCCTATGGCAGGAGTACACAAAGTTGAAGACGTGATGGACACCTTGTTCGTTGATGGTGAGTACCGTGAGATAAAACGAGAAGATGTTGAGCAAGTTCTACAAGACATGTCTGACTGGAAGTATGAAAAAACTGGAGTTAGATACGACCCAAGGTTTATAAGTGTAGACATGTTTAACGCATGGCAGCTTGAGAGCTTTGTTGAACTTATGCGAGAAGACAAGCGTAAGACAGCTCCTACATTATTCTCAGAAGAATTTACTGCTAGAAAAGATGAGTTCTCTGTGGTGGCTAAGGATGGTAGGACAACAAACATTGTCAACTGGGGCCAATATCTTAAAGAAGTAGAAGAGTGGGAAACTGCGATGGAAGCTAAAGATCCTGAGCAATTCCGTCTATACAAAATAGTAGAAGCTTCATCGGCAAGTATGCCACAAATAGTAGACAAAGCTATTGAATCTGTTATGAGAGAGATACAAACAGAGATTAACGGAATCTACGAAGGTGAGCTTAGAGATGTAGCTTCTATGGCAAATTCAGTACAAACTACTATAGATATGTGGAAGCCACCTACAGTTGAAGGTGTTATGGACTGGTTGGAGACCAACGAGTATGGCAAAGTTTGGATGGAACGTAATGAGTATACACAATCTGACCTTGTAAAACACATAACAGAAAGACTTGGTGATGTAAAGAACATTACATATATGGACATGAAGAATGGTGCATGGGATGAGAAGGTAACACGGTTACAAACCGACCTTGATCAAGCTGCTCCGTGGGATGAACAGTATCACTTTATGGCACCAAACCAGCAACTTGGAATCTATGACGCAGAAACACTTGAAGAGTTTAAGGCAGCTTTAGAAGTCAAAGAACTTATGAAGTTTGTATCACTTTATGACATTTATAACAAACTTGATCCAACTCTGGATGAACACAAATTATATCTTAAATACTTTCAACAGGACGCAGATAAAATTATTGCAGAAGCTTTANCAATCAAAAAATTAGAAGACGCTGGTAAGTGGGAANAAGCAGAACANTTAAAACGAATGTATGCTGAGAGGGATAAATCAGGAAACGCCACTAGGTGTTGTNGCTNCTNTTGAAGAAGANATGGATTTACCTGAATTTGATGATGTAACAGGTATACCACAAACTATTAGAGGNAAACCACAAAGCGGTTACCCTTCAGTAAGCGATGATGCGAGGAATATTGGTAGAAAGTACCAGTTGTATGATTTAGCACAACACCCTAGACTTTCTGAAGAGGCCCAAAATATTAAAGCATCTATCGCCTCACGGTATTACAGGCAGACACAGAACCTTATGCCCGGAGATTTTATATTTGAAACATTTGCAAGAAACGGTGTTGCAGATATTGAAGACATTAAAGATATGTGGGAAAGTCTGTTCCCCCAGATTAGTCGAATGTATGGTGACTTATCAAACATTAGAGAAGTAGCCACTCTACTACGACTAACAGGTGCAAGTGGAGTAGCAGATAAAGATGCTAAGATTGCTTCTTTCCAGTATATTGATGCTCTTTCAGCTATAGTAGGAATAGCTACTGGACGTAAGAGAAATGAAAGAACACCTACTAAGGTAGCATTGCCTACTCGTAAATGGTCTAAACCTGCTGCGAGTGGTAGACAAGCGGCACCAACAACTTCTGGGGTCGGTGGCTTACCTGAATGGAGTGAAGTATCTAAGCATATCAATATGGTATTCCATGATGCTTCATTTGAAGATGCACTTACCAACTTCTTTACAAACCCAAGCCAGAAGTTAACTCGTAACCATGAACGTATGTTACGTGCTATGTTTAGAACGTTCCCTGTAGGCACAAACTATTCATTTGAACAGTGGGTACAGGCATTAAAATTGATCTATCAAACTAAGGAAATGCTCGGTTTGGGAGGTAGAGGTAGTTTCACACCATATGGTCGCTCTCCTACCTTCTCATACCCAAGTGATACTCCAAGGTTTGCAAGATATAGAGATTAACACTTGTCAAACCTTGACAAAAGTGTTATAATAAATAAGAATGGAGGATTAGTATGTCAAACGAAACAGAGGATATTATGGAGCAGTCTGCTGACTCACTCCCCGATAATCCCAATCTGTCATCAGATGAGATGCAAGCCAAAATCGCAGAATTAGAGGCTGAGAAAAAAGACTTGAACTCAAGAGTCGGTGATATGGCTCGTAAAATGGGGGAACAAGAACGTGACCTTGAAGGTAAGTACCAAGAGTGGTACCAAGGTTTACAAACCTATTATGACGAGCAAATTAAAACTAAAGATGTTGCTATCAACACTCTTGAACAACGCTTGATTGAAGCCGACGACGCAGACGGAGCCAAATTGGTTCTTGAAGAGAGACAACAACGTGAGCAAGCTATACAACAAGCTGAACAAGAGCGTAGGGAACAATCGGCTAACCGCCAACGTATTCTTACACAGGCTATTCAGCAAGCGGTAGGCTCGTTTCCTGATGTTGACCCAAGTGCGTTACAATCTGCATCGACACCACAAGAAGTGTGGCGTATGGCTGGAGATTTAAGTGCAAAAGCACAAGAATCTAAACTTGATGATAGGATGAACGCTTTGAAAGAAGAGTTACTAGCCGCAGTCAAACCCAGTAGAGATGCAGAAGTACCCGCACAAGAAGAGGCTTCCCGTACACCGGGAACTTCGCGAGGATCTGAAACTGCCTCAACGAGTAGGCGCGACGGCACTGATAGTGCCCACGCAGGGCTAATTGAGCTGGAGGAAAGATACGAAACCGCCCGAAAGGGAAAGAAACTCGCAATGGCTGTTGCGCTTCAAGGGGAAATAATCTCTTACAAGAGACAACACGGACTCCAATAATATAAAATTTGGAGGAATACCTAAATGGTAGCAGTAAACAGAGCCGATGACGGTGCTGCTGGTGGTATGAGGACTATATTTGATAGTGCCTATACTCAGAAGCAGAACGTTTCGGACTTTATTGACGCAATCGACCCTAGGGATATTCCACTACTCTCCATGTTGGGCATGGGATCAGAAGCAGGAACTGCAGTAGCAGGTGCTGATTCACTAGCATTCCCTTGTATTAACCCAACACACACATGGCAGAGTGATGAATTAATCCCTTCCAAAGCAACCCTAACAGGTGCTGACTCAGGTTCACCATATACTACAGTAACAGTTGGCACTACTGCCATCAACTACTTTAACATTGGTGACCTTGTTGAATTAAATGGTACTTACGGTGAAATTTCAGCCGTAAATACATCCGGTGGTGCTTTCACCATCGTTCAGGCTGATGGTTCAGCCTCACTAGCAGCTAACGCTGTTGGTGATGTAGTATATAACCTTGGTAGTCTACGATTTGACGGTGCAGCATTCACGACCGTTTACTCATCGACTGACCTATCTTCTGCATCAAACTACACTCAGATTTTCCACGACGCAGTATCAGTTTCTGGTACTTCCGAGGCAACTGAGAAGTTTGGTATAACAAACGAGTTCGACCGAGAATTCGCTAAGAAGTTCCAAGAGGTTGTAATCAAGCTCGAAAGAGCTGCTCACTATGGTTTGGCAAACAGCTTGCCATCCGATAACACTGACTTGACAAACGTAAGACGAATGGGTGGACTGTTCTCCTACATCCGTAACGATGCCACTGCAAACTTGCAGGATGCTTCTTCAGCCAAATTGACTGAGAAACTTCTTGTAGATTGTCTGCAAGACATCTGGGATGATGGTGGTAATCCAGATACTATCCTAGTAAACGCAACACAGAAGCGAGTTCTCTCTTCTTTCGCTAGCCCGTATGTACGGACTGACCGAAATGAGAACGCACTCGGTGTTATCGTTGGTACTTACGAGTCTGAGTTTGGTAACCTAGACATTGTTCTTGACCGATACGTTAAGCCAGCTGACTTGATTATCGTTCAGAAAGAATACCTAGGTATTGGTGCACTTAAGGGTAACGGCAATGACCGTTCATTCTTCACTACACCAGTTCCAGTTGACGGCGACCGACAGATTGCTACAATCACTGGTGAGTACACAATGGAAGTACGAAACGCGACTAAGGCCCACGGCTGGATTCACTCGTTGAGTACAACACTAAGTTAAAGGGGGAGGTGATATAAATGGGTAACACTGCAGAATCATATCGGTTCTTTGGTCACACTATGCCCAAGGTTGACGATCACTTTCGATTACCGATAACAGTACACATTCCCGGAAACTTGGCAGAAGATGAAGGCTATAGTGACCTCACCACTGGTGTTGTTGCTGCTTTCTCTGCTCCTGCTTCGGGATATATAGATATGTATGACTGGTACGTTGGTGTCCAAGATGGCGGCACTGATACAGTAATACGACTTACTAATGCTACAACATCTTCATACTCTACGCTGACATTGGCAGCTGGAGTGGATGGTGCTTTTGGCACGGCTATTGCAGCCTCTGATGAAACTTATTTCACAAAGGGTGACGTAGTTCAAGTCGATGTGCAGTCCTCACACGGGACTCACGCTGTTGATACAACGATGATCTTTCATATGAGAGTTTAGTATAGTTAGTTAGGGGGGATTAAGTTCCCCCCTGCTACTATAAAGGAAGTGAAAAATGTCAGGTGGAGTATCTCATGGGCACAATTTACAAAATTCTATGCCCTATATGGACAACTTAACTTTAGTGGCATCCGCTGCACGAACGGCAAGCGATACAACAACTGTGAGAGGACTTGCTCCATATACGAGTGCTTATTTCATGCTTGATGTTTCAGTAGCGGCCACAGAAGCAGGTGACAAACTTGCTGTATTTATTCAGCGAGAGATGCCTAATGGTGACTGGATGGATATTGTATCCTTTGCAGAAGTCTTAGGTAATGGGGGTGCAAAGAAATATCGTGCTGATGTGTACCCCGGTGCTACAGGCGGTGAAACGTCTGGAACAATTAATGATGGTGCGTTGACAGCTGGTTCAGTTGCTGACCTTGCATGGGGTGATGCACTCCGTGTGAAGTGGACAGTGACAGATGTTAGCACGGATAACGCTTCATTTACTTTTTCAGTAACAGGGACGTTTAGAGTATAATGCCGGATCTTACAACAGGCGCAGGTAACGTAGGTATTGCTGCTGGTAACACTGGTAGTCAAGAACAATACGGTGGAAGCGATAACTTATATGCTAAGTTTAAATACTCTGCTGTAGAGATTCAGAATATATACAGAAGAATAAGAAGAAGGCGATTAGCCTAGAGGAGAGGGAATGGCAGGAAC